CCACTTCATCAACCGGCGGCGACAACGCCATCTACCCACACTGGAACATACAGGAAAATCAAGAAGCAGTAGTTCGTTTCTTACCTGACAAGGATCCAAACAACACTTTTTTCTGGACCGAGAGAGCAATGATCAAATTGCCTTTTGCTGGAATCAAAGGACAAGCGGATTCTAGACCAGTGCAAGTACAAGTACCATGCATGGAGATGTATGGAGAGACTTGCCCAGTTCTAACGGAAGTTAGACCGTGGTTTAAAGACAAGTCAATGGAAGACATGGGCAGAAAATATTGGAAAAAGAAAAGTTACATATTCCAAGGTTTTGTGTTACAAAATCCATTAACTGATGACAAACCATCAGAGAATCCAATAAGAAGATTCATCATTGGACCACAAATTTTCAACATAATCAGATCTGCGTTGCTGGATCCAGAAATGGAAGAGCTACCAACTGATTACGTGAGAGGTGTGGATTTTAGAATAACCAAAACATCCAAGGGCGGTTATGCTGATTACTCTACTTCAAAATGGAGCAGAAGAGAAAGAGCTCTAGATGAGGCAGAAAGAGCAGCGATTGACAAGTTTGGATTGTTTAATCTTTCAGACTTCAGACCTAAGAAACCCACTGACGCAGAAGTAAAAATAATCAAAGAATTATTTGAAAGATCTGTAGAGGGCGAAGCGTATGATCTTGAGAAATACGGCCAATACTTTAGACCAGCCGGCGTTTCATTATCAAATACAAATAACTCAGCAAACTCTACTTCGGTTGTAGTAGAACCAGCAGGTGAAGAAATTACCACGAAAGTGGCTGATGTAAAACCAGCGGTAGCAATTGCTCAGCCATCAACTGACAGTGCTAAAAGAGCAGAGGATATCTTGAAACTGATAAGATCAAGACAAAGCAAATAACACTAATTTCCCTTTTGGCTCCAGAATTGACACTGGAGCCAATTAGTGTTAAAATAAACAGAGATATAAAATTATGACAAAAGTATTTGACGCAACAAAATTTAGAAAAAGTATTACAAAATCAATACAAGGATTAGGATTAGGATTCAACGATCCTACGGACTGGATATCTACAGGCAATTATGCACTGAACTATCTTATATCTGGAGATTTTAACAAAGGCATTCCATTAGGCAAAGTATCTGTGCTAGCAGGAGAATCTGGCGCAGGTAAATCTTACATAGCATCAGGCAACATAATCAAGAATGCACAAGCACAAGGTATCTATGTAATATTGGTTGATACCGAGAATGCTCTAGACGAGGCATGGCTTAAAGCATTGGGCGTGGACACAGATGAGAAGAAATTATTAAAATTAAGTCTTTCCATGATAGACGATGTTGCTAAAACAATATCAGAATTCATGAAAGGTTATAGAGAAGAAAATGCAGATAATAGAGACAATCCACCTAAAATTCTATTTGTGATAGATTCTTTGGGTATGTTATTAACTCCAACCGATGTAAATCAATTTGAAGCAGGAGAGATGAAAGGTGACTTAGGTAGAAAACCCAAAGCTCTAACAGCTCTAGTTAGAAATTGTGTGAACATGTTTGGTTCTTACAATGTAGGATTGATTGCGACCAATCACACGTATGCTTCACAAGATATGTTTGATCCAGATGATAAAATATCTGGGGGTCAAGGATTTATCTATGCTTCTTCCATTGTGATAGCAATGAAAAAATTAAAATTAAAAGAAGACGAAGCAGGTAATAAAATTTCAGAAGTAAGAGGTATTCGAGCAGCATGTAAAGTTATGAAAACTCGATATGCTAAACCTTTTGAAAGTGTGCAAGTTAAAATTCCATATGACACAGGCATGGATCCTTATTCTGGATTGGTTGATCTGTTTGAAAAACAAGGATTACTAGTACAGTCTGGCAACAGATTAAAGTATATAGACAGCAAAGGCAAAGAGTATTTAGAATATAGGAAAGATTGGGATGGAGATAAATTAACAATGATAATGAACGATTATCAAAATGTTAAAAAATCAGAACCAAAAGAAAAAGTAGAAGTGGATCAAGAAAAACAAACAACTAAAACAAAAGTAAAAGTATAATGCAAGAATTTACACACGAAGAAATAGAGCAGATATGGAATTCTATCAGCCATTATGTGCCTGATAGACAAAAAGTAGACTGTGCTGTAGATTTTATTAAAACACTGGTGGATATTGGCGTACCCACTAAAGTTATCAAATCCGCTGGAGAATATGACGAGAAATTAGAAGCGGCAATTGAGAGCGTGTTTGATGAAGAAGAAGAAGACACATACGACGAATAATGAGCTGGTATACTAAAGTAAGCCAAGATATCGGATTGATACCCGACTGCATAAAATATTTTGACCAGGAATTAGAATCTGCACGCAAAGAAATATATATTTTTGGAAATTTAGAAAAAGCGGCTGCAGCATTACCTGGAGTAGTTGAACAAAGATTCAATCAATTACAAGAAATAGAAGCCATATTAGAATATCTGAACATTGAAAAAAGAAGATTAAGAGCAAAAACATTTAAAAAGTTTTTAGAAAATTATAATAGAGCATTAACATCTAGAGATGCAGACAAATACGTAGATGGCGAATCTGATGTGGTAGACATGGAAAAAATTGTGAACGAATTTGCTTTATTAAGAAACAAATGGTTGGGTATAACCAAAGGTTTAGATCAAAAACAATGGCAGTTAACTAACATAGTTAAACTTCGAGTGGCTGGTATGGAAGATGCCACAATTAGATAGAATCATATTAACTGACGTAGATGGCGTACTTCTTGAATGGGAAGGACATTTTGCTCAATGGATGAAACAAAAAGGTTTCAAAAAACTCAAAAATACAGATAATGTTTACAATATCGATTTAAGATACGGTATACACAAAGACCTTAAAACAGAATTAATAAAAGAATTTAACAAAAGTGCATGGATGTCCACCCAACAACCTATGCCAGATTCGCAAACGTGGGTCAAATTATTACATGCAGAAGGATGGACTTTTATACCAATAACTTCGCAAACGTCAGATATACCAGCACAGGAATTAAGGAAAAAAAGATTAGCTGAATTATTTGGAGGCACAGTATTCGGTAATTTTTTTATACTAGAGACTGGAGATGACAAAGATTCAGCATTAGCAGAATTTCACGGAACCGATCTTTGGTGGGTGGAAGATAAATGGACCAATGCAAAAAAAGGTTTAGAATACGGTCTTAAACCAATTATCTATACACACACTTACAATAAAAAATTTTATAATAGAAAAATTATCAGAGTAAATAATTGGGAACATATCTACAGAGTTGTAAATGGCAAAAAATAAAAAAATATTAGTAATGGGATTACCAGGATCGGGTAAAAGTTATCTCTCTGATAAACTGGCAACTATACTGGGTGCTACGTGGCTAAATGCTGACCGAGTAAGAGCAGAAGCTAACGATTGGGATTTTTCTCCCGAAGGCAGAACGAGACAAGCAGAACGAATGAAACGTCTAGCACAAGAAGGATTAGACCATGGAAAACATGTGATTGCTGATTTTGTTTGCCCAACTCCAAAAACTCGAGAAGACTTTGCTGCTGATTATACTGTATGGGTAGATACTATCAAAGAAGGACGTTTTGAGGACACCAACAAAATGTTTGTGCCTCCAGAAGAATATGATTTTCGAGTACCCACACAAAATGCTGAACTATGGTCATTGAGAATAGCAGATGAAATACAAGACTATGTTTGGGATAATCGTAAACCCACAGCCCAGATGTTGGGTAGATGGCAACCATGGCACGAAGGACATCAAGCTCTATTTGAAGAAATTATCAAAAAAACAGGACAAGTAAACATACAAGTTCGAGATGTGCAGGGTGTGGGAGACAATCCTTTTGATTTTGAAACAGTTAAAAAGAATATAGAACAAGCATTACAACCTTATAAGAACAGAATTAAAATAACCCTAGTACCAAATATAACTAATATTTGTTACGGCAGGGGAGTTGGTTACAAGATAGAGGAGATTGTTTTACCAGAAAATATACAGAAAATTTCTGCTACCGACATTAGAAAAAAAATGAGGGATGAAGGAAAACTATGAAAGTATTTGTAGGTTACGATACGAGAGAAGATATATCATATCAAGTATGCGAACATTCTATTAAAAGAAGAAATAAAAATACAGAAGTGGTTCCTCTAAAAATGAAATCTTTGAGAGAGGCAGGCATATACACTCGAGAAATAGACAAGTTATCCAGCACAGAATTTACCTTTACAAGGTTTTTAATACCTCACATACAAAATTATCAAGGTTGGGCGGTATTTTGTGATTGCGATTTTGTTTGGCGAATAGATGCAGACGAATTGAAACAATATTGTGATGATAGCAAAGCAGTGGTGTGCGTACAACACGACTATACACCAGAAGAAGGCACCAAAATGGATGGACAAGCACAATTACTATATCCAAGAAAAAATTGGAGTTCGATGGTATTATGGAACTGCGCTCATCCTAAAAATAAACTATTAACCCCAGAATTAGTCAATCGCGAAACAGGCAAATATTTGCATAGGTTCAGCTGGTTGGACGACAACGAAATAGGCTCTATGCCTTGCGAATATAATTGGCTGGTGGGTTGGTATAAAGAACCTCGAGATGGTTCCCCAAAGATATTGCACTATACCGAGGGCGGTCCGTGGTTTGAAAATTACAGAGATTGTGAATATGCGGACGTTTGGAAGAAAGAATTAATAAATCTGTTCTCGTCATGATCCACCATATATGGAACATAACAAAAAAGAGTTGTTATAACGAACCCATAAAACACCTATACTGCAATAGTTTCATCAAAACAGATTCATACGACAAACTTTACGAGCAATGGAAAAATGCCGATCATCTGTCCTGGAGACAATTTATCGATCATAATAAAGTAAAAATATTGTTTCATGATGATTTTATACAACAACCAACCACAGATAAGTCTCAACCATACGTGGGATATTGGTTCTTTAAGCAGAGAACAGATTTTAGTGTAAAAGGTAATGTTTATCTTAAAAATAATAAATCTGAAAAGATGCTGAGATATGTAGGAAATGCTATATTAATAATAGAAACTAATAACTCTTTTGAAATAGGAAATAGGAAAAATTCATTGATGTTAAGACCGTTT